TGATTGTCCATTTCACTATAATCCTGATTAAGCTTAACGTAGTCATTTATATCCCCACCAGTCTCCTCCATGAAGTCAACTAGTTTTTGGATATTTTCTGGTAAAGCTACTCCAGTGGCCTCAGCCGCGGCTATAACCTCTTCAACCTGCTCTTCAACCTCAGCAACATCTTCTTCAGTAATTTCTTCTAATACTGTAGCTTCTTGTGCTTGAACTTCCGGTTGTACTTCTTCTTGTTCTTGTGTGGTGTCGGCATCTTCAGTGCTTGCAACCACTCCGCTGTTGTCAGCGTCACTTTCTTTAACTTCATCTTCTTTTGGTGTTGGGGGTTTACTAAAATCTACTTTAATAACAGCATCATCACTCGCACTGTCAAATTTTGTTTCGGTAACTTGTTCGGTTACCTGTGTAGTTTCTTCGACTACTTTTTCATTTTCTTCTTCCATAATATAATATAATAATAGTTAATAATCTTATCTAGGGCCAAAGTTGCTTAAATCAAATCCCCCGCCTAGTATATCATTACCTGAGGACTCAAAGTTTTTAGGTGGTTTACCACCATTTCTTTGCTCAATCATCTCACTTTGTTGAGTTGCTTGAATTTTTGTTCTTTCGTCTTTACGATCTTCTTTTTCTTTTTCACCAGTCTTCTTGCCATCAACCTCTAATCCCTTTAATTGCATATTCATTTGGAATTCTAATTGCATTAGCTCTTTTTTGTGAGCTACCTCTTGTGTCATTTTTTGAGAGCCAAGAGTTGCTTTCAACTCCTCCAACTCAGCAGCATTAGCGTTTAGTGCTTTGTTCTTTTGCATTTCCGACTGAGCAGCAGCTTCAGCGGCTTTAGCGTTAGAATCTGCTTGAGCTTCAATATTCTCTAATTGTAGTTTACGGTCTTTCTCTTCTTTCTTCACCCTTCTAATCTTAAGCACTTGATTAGCGAGTTTTATATTCTTTATCTCCCTAAGGTCAATAGCATCCTCGAGGTTAATGCTTTGCTGTTGCAATGCCATTTGGATATTATTCTCTAATAGTGATTTCTCCTCTTCGTCTGGGGTTAGATTAATAAATATCCCAAAATCGTAAAGATGTAAATCACCTATCTCCTCTAGAGTAGCTACATTACGAGCTCCTATTTGTTGGATGAAAGCATCCTTAGTTGGAGAGTACTCTATAATGTCAGATATTCTTAATGACAAACACTCCGCAGTCTCTGCCGTCAAGAACAAACCTGCTTGTAATATATGTCTTGTTGCGACGTTTGAATTTGCTGCTGCTAACTTCTGAACGCCAACCAAAGCGTTTTTATCTGGCATACTACCATCTCTAGCTTCGTTAAGTCCAGTTACATCCCTTATCATTTGTAGATAGTAATTATACGTACCTATTAGGGCTTGCATTTTATTACCACCAGATCCAGATGTTATTTCTTGAATAGGTACTTTACCTGGGTTCATGTCACCTTCGCTTGTAAAGCTCCTACCGATAACCGATCCCGTTTGGAAGTACATGTTTAGCGCTTCTTGTGGGCTGTAGTTCGTTCCGTTACCCAAATCGATTTCAGCCAATCCATCCGCATCTAAGTAAACTCCGTCTGGCACTAGCCTAGACATTACTTGCTGTAGTTTTAAATGAGTCAACTGAATCATATCGGCGAAGCCAGTGATTCTTTTTACTAACGAATCTATCTTCCCGTTGTACATTCTTGGTGCAACTATAGAATAATTCATCTTAACCTTAGTGTAGTCGCTCTTAGGCCTCATCATATTCTTAGCCATTTCCCATTTAAGTAGTTTGTCTGTGCCGAGGATCATAGCCCCATCGTAAAGACACTCTATAGATCTTAACATTCTACCATATCCACCTTCTTTGTCCTCTGGTGGATTGTACTGGTCATCTCTTGGTATAATTCTATCTGCACCACTGCTTGTTTCTTTTACCTTATAAACCTCGTTCATGTAGGTTTTATAGTTAAAATAGACTACTTGGATCGTATTGTTATCTTCTTGATCCGTAGAGTATCTAGAGTTTTGGTTTGATCTATTAGTAGACTTGTTCTTCATTATATCCTTAAGATCTTCCTCTGATAAGTGTGGGAATTGTTTTGCTAGTTCGTTTACTGGAATAGACTTTACCTCACCAACATAGTATATGTCTTCAAAATAAGGGGAGTCAGTGTAAGAGTAAACTAGGTTTGCTGGGTCAACGTAGTCAATCACAGCTCCCTCCGATGTATTGAATGATGTCTTCACAGCACCAATACCTAGTATCGTGAGATCTTGATAGAATTGTTTTTTTATTGACTCGTAATTACTACCCTCAAACAATACATTTAACGCTTGTTCTTCGGCTATCTCAACAGCCTGCTTGTAAGTGAGCTGCATATATAATTCAGCCTCTTCAACAGTCTCTGGCAGTTCATTTATATTACTCTCTGTCATGTCCATGCCGAACTGAGTAGCAAACGTGTTAAACTTCTCCATTTTTATATCAGACATCAATGCTTCAGCGTACTTGGTTCTTTTATCAAGTCCATATGGATCTTGTGAGTAAGCCTTTATATCATAAGTTCTTTCAGCAATACCGTTAACAACGATATCAACAAACTTAGATATTATTGGAACAGGCTTCCAGTCTAAATTAAGATAGGACAAATCACCGTTAATCGATAACTCATCCTTATATTTTTGAACAGACTGCTCGCCTCGAGCGTACAGCCTTAAATTATGAAAATCATTATGGTTGGATTTGTACCTATTAGAACCATTATCATTATTAAACCACTCTTGCTCTATAGCTTTACCTACTTTTAACCCATACTCATAGCTCAACTTTTCAGCATCGCTGACTGTTTGACTTGGGAAATAACTTTTAATGCCAGACTCTGCCATATTTATTACTTAATTATTTGTGAATTACTTCCAGTGTTTGTATATCTGGAAACGTTTATATTTAGTTTTGGTTTTTCAACCTTTGCGTTTGGAGCATATAAATGCCTGTTGTTAGCCATAATAGCTAAACCAGAACTTATCGACGCATCATGCTTTGTTCTTTTGTTTATATCGAACTTTGTCCAATCATTTAAAAGTTCGTTGAAATAGCAATCACCAAGTGTTCCATCTTGTTTAATACCTACGTGATCTTGAATATACATTTCAATCGCAGCGGCATGTGCTTGTTTTATATCCTCACTTGAATTGGGTATTCCGCCAACTTCTTTTTCTGCTACAGATAATTTGTTCCAAATTTTATCAGGCCTGTTCATGCTAAATCCTCTGTATCCTCTTCGCCTTAGATAGTACAATAGACGAGGTTTATTGTTCTCTGCTAATATTGGCATCCCGTAAAAAACTAAAGCCATTAGAACATCTTCAAAGAACATCTCTGCTGTTGGTGGTCTTGATAAGTATTCTAAGAAGAAACTGTTTGCGGGAGCATCTTCCATGCTAAACCTGGTTAAACCGTGTAAAGCTCCTTTAGAACCTACTCCATCTACTGTTCCTGATATGTCGTATGAATCACAACCAAAAGCACCCATATGTTCGTTTCCAGGGTATTTTATACCGTTCTTAAGTACAACGTTATTTTGTATTTGTTGAGGTGGTGTCCAGCTTAATTTAAACCTACCTTTTGGATCTGGGTTAAACATTACTTGAGTATCTTTAACTCCATTAGCCCATTGAAAATTACCTTGAGTAACTCCTAAGGTGTTTTTCATTTCTTCGTTATAATCTATCTGCTCGTATAATTTAACCAAGTTAAATATACTTCCTTTAGTCTCGTCTCTAAAGGCATGTTCTGTTGTTCTTGGAAACTGACGGTAAAATTCGTTTAAACCATCTGAATCATCTTTTAAACCATCTACTTCATTTTGCCAGTTATCTATTACGCCTACATCTATTAATTCACCGTCTGGTGCAAGTCTGTCGACGTCAGGAGTAGTAAAAACTGGAACTCCGTACTCATCAATAAATCCTTCATAGTTCCATTCCATTGGGATAAACAAAGAGTATAAGCCAGATTTTGTCTGACCATTTCTATTTCTTTTCGTGACGTCGGATGAGTTGTATAGTTTTTTAAAGTTTTCTCCACCTTTATCTAATGCGTTTGAGGTTGATCCCATCATACATTTACCTATGATCCTACTTCCTAATCGTAAACATGTTTTTGTAACCCTCCAGTTATTTAATATATTATCAGGTCTTTCCCATTTACCACTCTCATCATGTACTAGTAGAGCTAATTTTTCACCATCATAACTATTGTCTCCTGTATTCTTCCAGTCAATAGTTGTATCTAACCCTTGTATATCCTCCAGCTTTTCATTAGCTGTAATTTTCTTTCTTGTAAACTTACTAGCAGGTACACGATAAGCAAGCTCGGACTTAGGCCGATCCATACCATCTTGGACAGGTTTAAAGAAAAACGGATAGTTGATTGATATAGGTACAACTTTGTCGGTAAACATTTTTTTAGCATCGGCACCTGTTTTAGATAGTATTCCATATCTACTATCACTCGCAAGAGTGGCTAAGTTAACTGTTTCCGCCGAAGACATAAAAGAAAATCCAGATCTTCTATTTTTAAGATAACACATTCCATAACATCTTTTATCAGCTTTACAAGCTTCCCAGAAAATATAAAACAATCTGTTTGCCTCTCTAAAATCTGGAGCACCTACATCTATCTTACTCCATTGCAGGTACATGTATTGAGTACCTGTTATCCAGGTTGGCTTACCATTGTTTGTAAACCAAAACCCTTCTTCTCTTCTTCTAAACTCTTCGTCTATATAATCGTGCCATTTATCTTTTTGATCCTCAGGATACGCACGCCAATCAAAGATGTTCTTTAAGCGCTCCAATTCTTTAGGCTGCTCAAACTTAACCCATTTATCTTTAGCGTTGCTATACACATCCTTAGGCACTTTGGGTAGAGCGATGACTAGATTTTGTATTTGTATGATTTCTCCTATCTGCCCATCACGCGATAGCACTATTAAATCTTGTTCTTTGTTGTAACCGTACTTCCACTTCTTACCCTTGTTCATTCTGGATATAGTGGTCCTTTTTATTGGCTCAACTGTTTTAACTAAGGTTTGCTCGTAGATCATTTAGATCTACCTTCAGCGAATCCTTTAAAAGTTTTATCTTTTTTGTCTTCTATTACTTTACCCTCTAATAAATTCTCCTCTTCTTCTATTCTATTGAGTATTTCAAAGGCATCAAATATAGCTAGCTTTTTTGAAGCAGCTGCATTCTTTAGCTTGTCAGCCGTTAAGTCATCTTCAGAGTCAGTAACAATAGCTTCTTTAGCTACTTTTATCAGCTCCTCCACTGCTTTGTGCCCAGCCTGGATTATATGCTTCTTCGTTTCCTTGATGTTCATATTTGATTGTAATAAAATTAGATAAAACTCGATATAGCCTCTCGCCATCAACGATAAACTCGTATTCACTACTTGGTCTAAAACCAACTAGATCGTTTACTTCTACAGTACCGTCAGAGTATTTGACAACACCTTGTAAGGGTTTTTCAGATTCCGTATTAAATTTATCTGTAGCTTTTAACGGTGCTATAAAACAATATCCTTTAGGGCAAATCCAACAATTATCTCTTTTGTATAAAAATATTTGATCTGGCGCTACAAGATATGTAGACTCATTAAAAAAGCTTCTACTGTTTCTTTCGTTACCATGCTGATCATTCCATCTTCTGAATACGTTGTGGTGCACTAGTATAGTATCACCTTGCATTATATCCGCGTGACCAACCATAGGTGTAGAAACCACCGTAGCTTCTCTGTTAACAAACTCATGATTAAATATATCAGTATTTAATATTAGCTCGCCACCGTCTACGTTTTGAGTGTTATTGTATCTACCCCCTTTTGGCGATACAACAAAGTCATGAACGCTTGTCATTAGTATTGCAGATTATACTCTACAGAGACAGCCATATTCTTATTGAAATCTTTCCAAGGCAGAACATCTTTACCTTTTTTGATATAAACAGAGAACTTGTCCTCTTCTTCTATAATGTCGCATATAGTATGACCACCATACACTTCTTGCCCTACGGCATAGTGCATGGCGTCATTCTTATAGTTAGCGCCTATACTAATCTTCCGTATCAGCTTCGACATCTTCTCTCACGGTTATAGTTCCATCTTGTATGTTTACATCTACTTTTCCATAAGCTGCTTCTAACTCACCCTGAAGTTTCAT